ACCCCCACTAGTGTAAGATAACTTTGGACTAAACATAATAGATAATGCTTCAGATTGGACTAAACTCCTACCTAATGGACGAGCCTTTGCTGATGCCTTAACTCCCGTTATTTTTGAACTATCAATAGTACATTCGTGAGAAACGGGATAAGATAGAGAAGGATCACAATAATCAGTAAGTAAGGAGACTGCGTTTAAATCAGCCTCAATAAATGATTTAGGTAGTTGCCTTGATTCTCCTAAAGTTTCGTTTTTTCTTAATACAACTGCCTCTTGTATATCACTTCCGTCAGTCTCCCATTCAGTAAATAAATACAAACCCGATGGATCATCAGCACCTAAGTCCCTTACGGAGTCAATGGTTGTTTCAGTAATCATGTCGTGATCAAACTCTTGCTCTATGGTAACTTCTTTTAATGGATATTGAATTGTCATTGTTGAACTATTGTCAATCTGAAAGAAATTGATATTATTAGAAACCTTACTAGTACTCCCCGTACCTTCAGTAGTTGTTATATAATTAGTTGCAGTTGGAACGGTATCCGCCCTCCATACGCTTCTTTTTAGAATTGAAGGTGTAGATGTTAAAGTAAAATCAGAAATTTTAATAAAGCACCAATCACCATCTCTCTGATAAATTGTTGCACCCAATGACCTTAAAACCATCCCTAGAACCTCTTCCATATTCATTGAATTAGATTCTCCTTTTAAAAACGTCTGATGATGAACTCTTGTTCTACTAACAAAAAACTTACTATCCTCAACATATTCTGAGTTCTTAACATTAACGCAATAATAAATATCACCAAGAACACCCGTATTATAAATACACTTCTCAACGACATCTACTATATTGTGGTAGCCATATCTATCATTAAATAGATTAGAAGTAGCTTGAAAAACTTCCACATCATCAAAATATGGTATGTTTTTTAATAAATTTAGTCCATCATATGCTCTTATATTTAAAGGATAAGGAGGTGATGCAAATGGCTCAGAAAACAATTGTGTTCCAATCCATCCTTGCCAAAATAAAATATCATTCTTATATAAATAAACCTTAAAAGCATCGCTTTCAGCAGCAAATAACTCAGAAAAATCATCAGATAAACTTTCCTTATAAAATGAAATATCTAAATAACTAGACCTAAATGGAGATAAAATATCATTATCTGTTAAATTGTATGTAAGTTTTATTGGAGTACCCGTACCTTTTAATGTTACCTCTTGATCAAATAAAATAAATTTACTAGCAGTCTGTTGGATTCCTAATAACTGAACTTGTGTAAGACCCGTTGTAGTATTAGTTAATCCTCCGTTTTCACCTACATATGCATTACCTAATGAAATTAATAAATCATCAACATAACCGCTAATTAATATTAGTCCCGAATCTCCATAACTTATATCTTCGTATGCTATACCTATTGCTGGCATCAAAGAACTAGTAGATGCCTTTGCTTTAGTAGCTTGTCCATTTGATTGTATAAATACGGGATCACCCTTAGCTAATGGTACACTAGCACCAGCGGTTATATAAACATTATCAGCAGTACTTATATTTTCCACTTCGTACTTCTTAAATATTTCAAGTCTATAATCATTGAACTCTCCTTCAATTACATCATCAAACTCTAACGTGTATTTCTTGCCGTATATAGCCATATATTTATCCTCCTATTGTTCCTTGAAATGTATTTGTTCTATTAATTGCCGTTACTAAATCATTACCAGCTAATCTAAAAACTTGCTCTCCTTGTATTGCACTCATCATGTCAGAAAAACCACCTACTCCGCTACCTCCATTTGCTCCACCACCAGCAGACCTTGCGTTTGCTTTATTCTTTACTTTCTGTAATTGCCCCTTACCAATAGCTATTAAAGCTGATCCACCAGCGATCATAGCAATTGCTGACCCAACATCACCATTTAATGCTCGCTTTAAACCTTCACTAGCTAGTAAAGCACCCGTTCCTAAAGAAACTAATGCTTGTCCTAAACCAACCATTATGCCAGCAAAGGCAGCCATTGTCTTTTCTTTTTGCTCTTTTTTGCTTATTGTGCTATCGGGAGGAGTTAGTATTTCTGTCCATAATTGAGAAATAGCATCTGTTATGGGTCTTATTACATCTATAAGCCTAAGCAATCCCTCTTTAGTTTTATCTTCGTCTACCTCAAGAGTAATACTAATAGTTGCTTTAAGTGCTTCAATTTCTTCTTTTAATTTCTCAATAACCCCAACTTGAGACTTATCGTTTTCTAGCATTTCTTTTGCCTCTAACAGAGCCAATCTTCTTTGCTTTACCATCTCCCTTAAATCCTCTAAAGATTCACCTTGGATTCCTTGCGTAAAACGAATTAATGCATATTTATCTTTAATTACTTGATTTTCAGCTACCCTTAAACTATTATTATATTCTAGAAATTGCTTTTCAGCATCATTCATTTCGTTGTTTACTACTTTGACTTCTTCGGTTGCTGCTTTAATTCCATTAATTAATCCGAAAATCTGTTCGTAAGTAAGACCCGTTTTATTAATTGCTGCGTTTAAAAGTTCTTGAGCAGCCGCTTGGTCACGAATTGCTGCATTTAAGATGGCTTGTTTAGCTATTCTTAAATTATCAAATTTTATTAATGCAGCTTCTCTTTGCTCCTCAGTTTCTCCTTTTTTTGTAGATGTAGTTGGAATATTTCCACCCATTTGGGATGTTGTGGTTACTGATGGTGTTAAATCAGTTTGCGAAAAAGCATCAATCTCCCTATTAAAACTAGCTAATTTTTCTTCTAATTCCTTAACTCTTTTCGTTTGAACTTCTACGAATGATTTTTTAGAAAGAATATCATCTTGTATGTCAAATTGTTTACTAGATTCTGCTACTGCCTTGGCTAATCCCTCTTGAGAAATTTTTGCTGCATCTATGTTCTTCCAAAAAGCTGGGTATTTTTGAGTTAATTCTTTTAAGGCTAATCTATATGACTGAGTTCCCTTCTCTGTGCTTAATAATATTCTAGTTAATGACTCGTATTCTGATTTTTTCTTTTTATTTAATTCGACTTCTTCTTTCTCAATTCCTAATAAAGCATTTATTCCTTTTGTTATTTCCCTTACTGCCATCATAAACCCTTTCAACACGGGTAACAACATAGTACCAATAGCAATACCTAAGTTTTTTATTTCTGACCAAGTTCTGTTTATTGTGTTTGACCAAGTATCCATAGTTCTTTCAGCATCACCAACAATACCGTTAGAGGTCATTGCTCTCATTATAATATTAAGCCTACCTTGGGTTTTGGTCAATTCATCGGTGTTCTGTACCGTTGATTTAATACCCATACTATACAACTCAGTCTGTAGTGCTGCTTGTTTTAGGTTAATACCAAATTGGTCTAAAACTTCGGGAGAACCAGCTAATGCAGCTAAGAATCTCTTTTGTGCATTTTCATCTTGAATATTAAAGAATGAGGCTAAATCAAACGACAAGGCTTGCATTTTAGCGGACATTCCAGCAGCCTCTTTTCCTCCAAACCCTAATCCTTGAAAGAATGCTTGAAAAGAAACCATACCCGACTTAACATCCGTTTCAACCCTACCTAAATCAGTAGCTAGTTTACTTGAGAACATGGAAACAGAGGTGGACATAGCACCAAAGACTCTTTTAAATCTTAGTTCTGTCTTCTCAGCCTCTCCAGCCATGTTGGCTAATCCCTTAACAATACCAAATACTTGTGTTCCAACAAACCCAGCAGAAAAAGCACCAATCGCACCATTTAGCTTTTTAAAGCCTCCTTTCATGGTCTTCATTCCCTTCTGAAAACCACGGGTGTTCATCCCTACCTTAATATTTATTTTATTATCTTCAATAGCCATATAGCAAATTTAATTAATATTAAATAGGTAATTTTATTGGTTTATTAAGAACCTTTTTTATGTCCTCTTCTGAAGGTAATTCAACCTTTGATTTGCCAATGTTGTCGTGTGGTAATACAAATAAATCTTTTGGTCTAATTGTTTTCTTTCTGCCCATAGCGCAATTGGCAGTCATTGTAGATTGATATCTAGTTCTATCCCAATCTTGGTTTTGATTGTGAACCCAAGCCTCTAGTGATCTAATAAAATCACTCCATGTCATTAACCAAAAAACATCGGGTGGTAAACCCAATGTTCCTATTGCTTCGTCTAATATGTCATCGAACGTGGTTAATTTTTTTTTAAATCATCCTTATTTGATTCAACAACATTTCTAGATAATCCATTATTAGAGTCGTTTCCTAAGTCTCTAGAGCCTAACATGGTTTCCATTACTTTCTCACTATCCTTTGGTGTTATATCCATTGCCCAATCGTAGAAGTCATGAATATCGTAATCAATATCCTTTTTATTCTTCTCATCATAAGCGAAACATCCAGCATACAATAACCAACAGAAAGCCTTTGCTTGTCGTTTGTCATTGAATACCACTTCCATTTCAGTTAAATCAACATCCATACCTTCACAAAATACTGCGTAGGTATTCATATTGAATACTAATCCTCTCTTTTTGTCACCAATGTTGATTAGACAAGTGCCTCTGTGTTTGTTTGTTGCCATTAAGATTTAATTTAAGTTAATTTATGCAAATGATCCCGAATATGTTGGTATACCCGTAGCACCTACGTTACCGTAAACCAATGCTCCCGTACCCGTTAATGATCCACTAAAGCTAACGGGTTGCTCTGCCTCTGCACTCTCCTCTAGAGATGAAATAAAAGCATCACCGTACCAATAGCTATCATCTTTACCCCAAGCAACTTTTATTTTTGATCTTTGAGAAAAATATGTCCATAAAGGTAGTAAATTCATGTTGGTCTGATCTGCTGGATAAACGGAGGAGGCTAGGCTTAAATCTAACAATGCCTCAAAATCCATTGTCCAACTCTTCTGTCCAGCTATGACTTCTGACCAACCACTTGAGTCCTTATTAGAGGCATCGGGTAAGTCAGCCGAAATAGATAAACTCGCTGATTTTGATAAGGCTACGGCAATCCATGTGTCAGCATCCGCTGATGCATCATTGTTTGCT